CCTCATCACTAGTCCAACCAAACTGTTTACGCGCTTCGTCTGCCTCTGCCTGTGCCTGTAGTTCGTTTACCCACGTTGTTATATACTGCATAAGTTCATCCATTTTTGATAGTGTTACACCTTGCATAGCAAGCTGTTTACGTAATTCTTCTTTTGATGTTACCGCAGTAAGCGGCATTGTAAACTCTCTTACCCCGTCTTTTGGTAGATGCAGGCGCATAACAATGGCTTCACCTATCTCTGCATCTCGTAACCTTCTAACAACATATAAGTCGTTATGGTATATTAGTCTGTCTACTGGGTCTCCGTCGGGGTCACGGACTTGTATGTATATACCACCATTTGCACCTCTAAAGTAGGGTCTAGGGTATTTAGGTATAACATACTTACTTAGTGGTGAATTAGGTAAGTTCATAGCAGGGGCTTCTACCTCTTCCTCTGCTTCTTTAATCCGTCTGCCTAACGCAATGGGAGACTTTATCTTACCCCAATGTGGACACTCGTGACACATATCTGGGTTGTACTCGTCAAATGTATTACATAGGTATGGCCCTTTTATAAGGCTGGCTTTCTCCTCTGTAACATTATAGTCATATCCAATGTGTTTTTTAGATACGTAATGTACAGCTTTGTCAGCATCTATACAGAATTTAGCAATAGATAAACCTGCTCTCCACAGAGGTTCGCTTATCTCTCCTTGATTTTTAATGATGTTATCTAGTTGCCCACACCCCGTGCCTTTTTGGTTCTTTATAACAATATCTTTAAACACATTCTCTGTATTATCCATCAACATGGCTGTCATAGCATTAGGCGTAAATTTTTGTTCTTTAGGTACACCACCACCTAACAAATCAGAAAACTCATCAAAGTCCACAACAGGTGCTGAGTCCATATTTCCTATGAGTTTGGCCTCTGTTGGCGGGTCACTCTTATGGTTGTGTGTGTTTGGTATACGTAAAATTCTAGCCGCATCAGCAGTAACAGCCGCATCTGCCTGCAGTGCGTGTTCGACACATAATTTCTTTAAACGCAGTGCTACAGGTAACCATGCGTCCACTGAACAAGGGGTTACCAACGTCCAGTACGCATGCACACCATTACCAGAACTCACCATAACAGGTTTTGGTAAAGATAGCTTCTTCACGAATCTACGTAGATCGTTCAATGCTTCCCGTTGATTAGGGTAATCCTTACTAGGCCCACAGTCCAAATCAAGAAAGAACGAGTTAACGTACTTCACATTGTCTACCTTACGTGAGTTACCTGTCTCAAACGTAGATAGTCCGAAATATATATCATATCCTTGTGCATCTAAACTATCAGATGCGGATGCAACAGCGTCAATAGACGTATAAAATTTAGTTATCTTGTGCTGTTCACTAAAAGCGCAGAAGCAGTAGAAACCATCACCACCTAGCACTCTCCTCAAAAATTTTGTTGTTTCCATAATCTCCACCCACCGTTTCCAAAAGACACTGCGGCAGAGGTAACAGCATATTACCCTTTTCGGTATAACCTAGCCGCAGTGGATTTCTATTGCTAATTATCAGTCGTCCCAATCATCGACAATAGAGCTCAAGTCGTCATCAGTGGCAGCTGTCGGTGGCGGTGCTGTCTTCTTGGCGGCTTTCTTCGGCTCTTTCACAGGTTCCTCGTCAAAAGAATCTGCTTCTTTAACAGGTGGTATATCTATAGGAGTATCCTCCCCATCCATAGTATATCCACCTTCAACTACGTCAAACTCAATGGGTGGTGTATACTCGTTATATTTAATAACCTGTACACCTTTCAGACGTAAACTTACGCCAGAATTTGGACCCATTTTATACGGGATGAATTGTACGTAGATGTTCACTGTACTACCTGTTGTCAGTTTAAAGTCACTTGGTAACCTCTGACCTTGGCTATCTGCTAACACAGGCTTATGTGTAAGGTTACCGTTATATTGGCCCTTTATAGCAGATTTATGTTTATACATACCGTCATCTTCCTTGACAAATGGTATGGCTAACTTGTCAGGTGCGCCCTTTGGTCGGTTCGCATCGTAAGCCGCAGACATAGCTTTGTGCAGTTTCTGTGCCGCGTCTTTGTTCATGCGAAACTCTATAGAATACTCCGCATTATCTTCTCTAGGCCCACAAGGTATAGTACGTTTAACCTTATCGTTAAAGTGGTACGTCTGGTCTATCTTAGGCCATAGGGCTTCTACATTTTCAATCTTATATATTTCCATTATCGCTCTCCTTCCAGAGGTTTATAAATATTATACATCTTCATCCAAATCAAATTCCATTTGGTCTTCTTCTACTTCAACTTCAACAGTTTGTGGTGTTGCAGCTACTTCTAAGTCATTACTGACATCTTCGCGTGTATTAACCTTAGTGAGTGCTGATTCTACATCTGATACACGAAATCTATATGTAGATCCCACCTTTATATAGGTGTCCTCTGGTATGTGCTTTTGTCTCACCCATGCACGTACCGTAGATATGCTAACCGAAAAATGTTTAGCTAAATCTTCTATGGGTACAAATGATTCACTCATTTCTTTACCTTCCTTACAGTGATTACTTGTTCCTTATCTATCTTTAGACTAGGAGGAACATCGTCTGGGTTTTCTTCTAAGAACTGCCTCACATTAGTCTGATTCAAACGCTTATCAAAAAATTCTGGGACGTTATGCTTTCTAATAAACTCATACATTAAATCCCAATCATCTGTGTAATATTTCGTTTTAATAGACCTAAAGAACAATCCTTCTGAAGTCCTTACGCTCTCAGTATTGTGTCTATCACAATGGTCGAGCAACGCTCTTTTGATGCTATCTTGCTGTCTTATCAGTATAGCATCTGCTTCTTTGTACTTCGCTGATAATGCTGATCGTTCTGCACGTATCTTAATGTACGTTTTAGTCAGCTTATCAGGAGTTATTTCACTACTCATACTACCCTCCTCTGTGCATTGAGAACTTACATATAGTATCTATTAATACATTAGTCAAGTATTTCTTTGTATAAATTAATTAAATCTGCGTGGACGTTAATTCTTTTATCTAATAACTTGTAAACGTGTTTTTCAGCGGCAGAACCTTGTAGTTGCACCACTGTACATTTATGTTTCTGCCCTGACCTGTGTACCCGTGCATTAGCTTGATCGTAAGTTTCTAATGAGCTTGTCGGCCCCCACCAGACCACTGTGTTAGCGGCTGTTAACGTAACACCATGTGCGGCGGCTTGTGGTTGAATCACCAACACGCGTGGATCTTTAGTTGTTTGGAAAGTTCTAAATATTTCTGTCCGTCTAGGTACAGATACACTACCTTGAATCACTTCAGTTGTTATGCCATCAGTTCGTAGTTTTTCTGTGAGTATTTCTATAGCGTGTTTAAAGGGTACAAATATTAATATCTTTTGGCTTGATTCATCAATGACTTCACGTAGTACTTTATATCTGTTTCTAATATCAAACTCTAATATACCCCCTGCATCAGTGTATACAGCCCCAGATGAAATCTGTAGTAGTTTATTAAGGCTCACCGCCGCGTTCATAGCGGTAACTTCTGCCCCTGTAACTTCCATAATCATTTTATTTTTAAGTTCTAGGTAGTATTTCTTTTGTTGTTTTGTTAACTCCACTTCTCGTTTGGTATACACCATCGGGGGTAAATCAAGGCACTCTTCCTTCGTAAAACGTATGGCAGGTTGCAACGAGTTGAACACAATTTCTGTTGCGGCGGGTTTAACTATCCATCTAAATTGAGAAACCCTCGTCATAACCTGATCTTTAAATGACCCAAAAAACCTAGGAACTAAATTTTTGTTTACCATTTTTGCAAGGCCATACGCGTCTACAGGGCTTTGCGCGGCAGGTGTACCTGTCATCATCCACAGCCACATATCGTCTGTTAGCAGTTTATTAAGTGTCTTCCATCTGGTTGTTTGTGCATTTTTATAGTGTGTTGCCTCATCTACAACGACTAAGTCAAAGCCACCTTTCTTTATCTCATCAGCTACAATAGCGACACCATCATAGTTGATAATTACATATTCAGACCCTTCTCCAATAATTTTTTTACGTTTATCCGCAGAACCATACGCTACAGATACTGTCCTGTGAGTAGCAAAGGTAAACAAGTCATCACGCCATGCGCTATCCATGATTGACAGCGGGCAGATAACCAACACCCTACGTATCTTCCCTTGTTTCATTAGAAAATCTGATGCCCATATTGCACTAGCTGTTTTGCCTGTGCCTTGTTCATTAAAACAAAATGATCTTTTATTCATTGTTAAAAAAGCGGCTGTAGACTTCTGGTGTTCAAAAGGTTTGTATCTACCTGTCCACTCGTACCTACCTTCAATAGGTGAAGGTACTTTTATATTTAACTTCTTGAGACTCAGTGCTTCTTCAAGTCCCCAATTAACCAATACTTTATTATCCGCTAATTCACGGCTTTTGGGTATTACATTCGTTACCTTGTTAGGTTCACGTAATCTAAGTAACACCGCTTTATTATTAATAATGTCCAAACTACTCGCTCCATATTATGTCTTCTTTTTCTTTTTCTTTTTCTTTTGTCCGTTTCTTGCACGGTTCTTTGAAGGGCTTTCCAGTCTAGTGCCGTCTTTGTTACTGCCCCCCTTACTTAACATCTTCTTATGGCTTACGTCTTTACCTTTGCGGTTTATTCCTTTTTTATCGTAAGCACGTCTGGCACGTTGCCGTTCCATTCTGTCTGGGTGTTCCCCACGTTCCTTTTGTTTTTTGTATTCTTTCTTGTAGGGTCTAGGTGATTTAGTATAGGCCATCAGTTACTCCCGTTGTATACGCACTCTATTACAGCGCAATGTCTTTTACATAGACCACTGGGGTGGGCGTTCCAAGTATCTGTTTCATAAGCCACCTCCATACGTCTAAACTTAGATAACCATTTATCCCACAAAGAGTCTATCATGTCATCAGTATATTTGTGTTTTACAAACTTTTTAGCTTTTGTAAAAATTAGCGCAGCATTAATAGTTTTTATTTCGGGAAAGTATTTAAACGTAGCTAAAGCCATAAGTTCTAACTGCCCTTTATCTGCATACTTAGCAGACTTACTTGTTTTATAATCCACGATCCACGCGGTGCTACCGTCTGTAATTACGAGATCAGCTATACCTCTCCACCAAACGTCTTTAGACATGAAGCCACAAGGCTCCAGTTCCTGGGTCAAACCCATTTTTATTTCTGTAATCTTGTTACCACGTCTTCTATTAAGTGCTTCCAGGACATCTTTCATGTAAGCAAACTTAACAGGCACTGGTTTCCCATCTCTAATAAACTCCTCAGCCGCAAGGTGAGCTTCAGTTCCATAGCGCATGGCATCTGTTTCGGGTTCAGAATAGTCTTTAGCTATCTTCATGTGATAAAACTGTTTAGGACACTGCTCGAAAGATTTCAGCCTACTAAACGACCACGGTGCTATACTCACTCACAATCTCCGTATGTTTTGCCTGTTCCTGACTCACAATTAATCGGTAAGCCTTTCGCCCAATGAGGTGTCCAACGCATACATTCTTCGATGTATTCCCGCGCTTCTTCTACTTCTGCGTCTGCTACACAGCAGACAATCGAGTCATGTACTGTCAACACAACACGATATTTCTTAGCTATATTTAACATTTGTTCGCCAATTATGCAACGTGCTATCGCTTGGCAGACATTCTCTATGACCTTACCGCCATATATTCTGGTGCGACCACGCCTTGTTTTATAGTCAAACTCTACACCTTTGTCTGTCTGCGTAAACTGTAAATCTCCGTAACCCAACTTCAAACCAGAGGGTAGTAGCATCGCTCCATCAACCACTTGTATTACCCCATCTAACCCAAACTGTATGTTTTCTCTGTTAGATAGACCTGTAAGCATATGTTGTGCATCTCTCCATAACTTATTTATTTTCCAATTAGCTTCACGGTATATGTTTATGACACGCCGTGCTTCTGCTAGTTCTATATCAAAACCAAATGTCTTCAACTGAGCTTGGAACTTAACAGCACCCATACCATACCCTGCACCAAGAATTGTAGTCTTACCCACAAACCTCTGTTCCTTAGTAACATCTTCTTCGGAGACTCCATATATACGAGAAGCCATCTTCTTGTAAACATCTTCTCCTGCGGTAAACGCTTGAGTTAGATCATCTTGCTCTGCAAGCCAAGCCAACACCCTCGCTTCAATCTGTGATGAATCACAATCAATAATAGTGTGCCCTTCTGGTGCAATTATACTTTGCTTGAGTTTCTTACCATTGACACCACGACTCGGTAGGTTTTGCAGATTAATCTTGTCGTCGCCACCCCATCGTCCAGTATGTGCCGCATAATACCTTACAGGTACAGGTAACAGACCACGTTTAGATATATCAATGAACCTCTGCGTCCGTGTCTCTTCTAACGTGCTTTTGTTCCCAAGACGCGCCGCTACTAATTGTTGTACCCTTTCATCCTCATGGTCTTCGAGTACTTTGAACCCCTCGTCTGATTTGGCAAATGCAAACGTCTCCTTGCCTGTAGTAGGTGATAACTTCATGGGGGGCTTCACACCTAACTGCTCTAATAGTTCAGCAAATTTAGGGTTTGACATGAGGTCAGCTTTGTCCACACCTGCGCTGGTCAACAAAGCGTCCTTACGAGAACGTGTTTCAGTGAGGTGATATTCTAGCCCAGCCAGATCTAAATCTAGGATAGGTTCTACAAACATACGCAAGGTCAGGTCTATAAGTTTCATCTCTTTACGAGGAAAGTCTTTAGCCATTATCTTAAAGAGTTCAAAAGTTAGGTCAACATCATTGACACAATAGTCACCGAACTTACTTAGTTCTTCTTCTGAGAAATCTTTCCTTTTCTTTCCAAGGGTGTTCAGTACCTCGTCACCCTTCTCTCCAATACCATATCTTTCAGATAATGCTTTAAGACTACTGCTTGTCTCCACCCCATGAACTGCACGAGAAATGCACAAAGTATCCATATATACTTTAGGGCTAATCCCATAATGCCAATTAAGTATAGCCCCATCAAACAT